ATCGCTGACGATCTGGCGAGCGAAATCGCCTATGCGTTCGCTGACAAAGAGGACGAATGCGCTTTCAACGGTGACGGCACCTCGACCTACGGCGGCATCGTGGGGCTCAAGTCCGGCACTCTGGCCGGATCGAAGGTTACCGCAGCCACCGGAAACACGGCGTTCGGCACCCTCGATCTTGAAGACTTCGAGGCGATGGTCGGCAAGCTGCCTCAGTACGCTGTGGCCGGTGCCCGGTGGTACGTGTCGAAAGTCGGCTGGGCGAACTCGATGCTGCGGCTTGCGGAAGCGGCTGGCGGTAACACCGTGGCCCAGATCGCTGGCGGTGCTCCCCTGCAGTTCCTTGGATACCCAGTCGAGATCGTGCAGGTGATGAACTCCACCACCACGGCACAGACTTCGACTGACGGGCTGGCCTACCTCGGCAACCTGCAGCTTGCGGCCACGATGGGCACTCGTCGCGGCATCTCGATTCAGGTGGACGGAAGCCGGTACTTCGAATTCGATCAGTTGGCGATTCGCGGCACCGAGCGATTCGACATCAATTACCATGAGCGCGGTACCAGCACTGTTGCTGGTCCGGTGATCATGCTGTCCACTCCCGGAAGCTGAGGTGAATCCATGAATCCAGCACAGTACACCAAGTTTGTCTCGATCACGCCCCCGGCTGCGATTGTGGACAATGCCAGTTACACAACCAGCAGCATCGACACTCAGGGATACGAATATCTCGAAGTGTTCGTGTATGTCGGGGCGACTGACATTGCGATGACTGCACTGAAGTTGCAGGAGTCCGACACCGACGGCAGTTACGCCGACGTTACCGGACTTGTCTACGGCACCTCGGCGAGCATCGCCGGGACAACCTCCACCCTGCCCAGTGCCACCGACGACAACAAGTGTTTCAAGTTCGAGGTGGACTTGCGTGGACGCAAGCGCTACTTCGATCTTGTCGCGACTGCTGGCGACGGCACGGCGGGAACTTTCCTGACGGCGTTCGCGTTGCTGTCTCGTGGTTCCGACCACCCTGTTTCGGCGTCGGAACGCGGCTTCGGGAATATCCTGCGGGTGCCCGCGTAATGAAGATCGAACTCCTGCAACGCTGGCAGGGATACAAGGCTGGCATTGTGATCTGTCCGCCTGACGGTGTGGCCAACACACTGATTAAGCGGCGGATCGCACGGCCAGCAGGTGACGGCATGGAAACCGCAGTGGCCCCGGCTGCTGCGGAGCGTGCTGTTCGCTTCTCTCGAAAGGGACGCTGATATGTGGGACATGGCCCGACCACTGGAGTCGATGAACAACGTGCGGCACTCGTCGCGGGTAAGCGTTGGTCCAGTGGTCGAGCCGGTCAGCGTGGATGAATTCAAACTTCATTCGCGGATCGATCACAACCACGAAGACAGCAAGATTCAAGGCTACCTTCTCGCTGCAAGGACGCTGCTGGAGAAGGACACGCGGCGGGCATTCTGCACACAGACGCGGATTCTCTATCTCGACTATCTCCCGGCCTATGTCGTCTTCGATGTGGCCCCGATTCAATCAATCACATCGATCACCTATTACGACTCACTGAACGTACAACAGACACTCTCCGCCAGCACATACGAGGCGGACTTGTACGCGGAGCCCGCGATCATTCGGCCAGCGTTCGGGCAGACGTGGCCCACAACGTATGATCGACTCTCGGCCGTGGCGGTGACATACACGGCGGGATATGGTGCGGCATCGGCTGTGCCGGAGGATGCCAAGCAGGCTATCAAGCTGTTGGCGGCCCACTGGCTGGAGAATGCGGAAGCGTCGATCACTGGCACAATCTCGAAGGAGATCGAGTTCTCATACTCGGCGTTGGTGTCTCGCCTGAAGTGGGGGGGATACGCATGAAGGCGGGCAGCCTGAGCAATCGCGTGACCATCGAGCGACTGTCGGCCACTGTCAACGCGGCTGGGCAGATCGATGAGACATCGGCCAGCAACTGGGTGATTTATGCCGAGCGATGGTGCCACGTCGCGACACGCGGCAGCCGTGAGTTTTTTCGGGGCGTCGAGGTGGCGGGCGACATCACGCATCAAATCACGATGCGAGCCGACCCGGTGACGAAGTCCATCACGGTGAAAAACCGTCTGGTTCTCGACTCTCGCGTCTTGTCGATTTCCGGCCCGCCGATGAACGTGGACGAGGCCAGCGAGATGATCCGTTTCGCGTGCGTGGAGGTGGCCACCGATGGCTAAGCCACCACGGGCGGAAATGGCACGTATGCGGCGGGAAAAGTCCGCACGGAGGACAGCGGCATTTAAGGCGGCTGTGATTCAGCTTGCGGGAGACGAGCAGCTAAAAGAGGCGCTGAACAAACTCGCTGACAAGCAGACACGGGCGGCGATCCAATCCGGCTTGCGTGCGTGCGTCAAAGAGTTCGCGGTTGGCATCAAGCATCAAATCCCGGCGAACCTCAAGAACCTCAAGCGGCTGATCGGCAGTGGGCTGACCAAGGCGAAGTACAAAAAGCAGGGGGCGAAAGCTGGGTTTGCTGTGGCTGCGGCATCAAAGCGGGTACAGCCGAAGCGTAGCGGGAAGAACGTGACGAAGGCGGGCAAGCCAAAAGGTGTTGGACTGGGTGCGCGGAACATCATGTGGGCAGCGATTGGCACAAAGCAGCGTGTGGTGAAGCGAACTCGAATGTATGTCGGTGCCAGCCTGCGAGAGGTGGCGAACTGGAAGACGGGCAAGATGCCTGCAATCGTCGGGCGTGCTGTTGAGCACGGCGTTGAGGCCAAGCGGCAATCGGGAGTCAAGGCGATGGAATCGGCCGTGTGGGAGCGGCTGATTAAGGACATCACCAAGCGGAAGGCGAAGTAGTGGCCATCGAAACCGGACTCCGCACGCTGCTGCTGGCACAGTCGTCTATCACGACACTGGCACCGGCCCAGACTGTCGGCGGTCTGTCGATTGATGCGGTGTTCCTCGATCATCCGGTAGAGGGCGTGAAAGCCCCCTACGTTCTCATCACGCTGACGAGCCACGATCCATACAGGCGATTCGACGGCACAGGCGGAACGCTGCGGCGGAGTGACATCGACATCGATTGCTACGCCAGCAACCGACCGGCAGCGATTGCGTTAGCGTCGGCCATTGAGGTGTTCCTTCGCGACTACAGTGGGGCGGCCGGAGCATCGGACACAATCAACGCTGTTCTCTGGGAGAACGCCAGAGATGACGTTGTGTACCTCGGAGACGGGCGGGATGCGCGGCATTACGTTCGGAGTCTGTCATTCATCATTCAGCACACTTAGGAGGGCCACATGGCCATCGTGAAGTGCAAGGGAACCAAGTTGCAGCACACTGTTTCCGCCAGTCTGGTGGACATCGCGCAGATGCTGAGCCTTGAACACAGCGGAGCGGGGAGCGAGACGTTCGAGTCTACGACGCTGGACGGGGGAACGTACAAGACGTTCTCGCAAACCGGCTACAGCAACCCGGGCACCGTCGCGGCGGAGATCTTCTACGATCCCGCACTGGCCGGACATCAGGCGATCACCGATCTTGTCGCGACCCCTGCGGACAACGCTATGAAGATCATCTACGCCGACACTGCGGCGACCAATCAATCTTTCACTGCGGCGGGCGTCGAGTTTGGCGTTACCGTCGCGATGGAAGACGGGTTGAAGGCGTCGATCACCTACACGGTTGACGGCGATCCTGGGTGGCCCACCTAATGAAAGCACGAATCATCCGCGATGATCTGGAGGTGAGCCCCTCGGCCGTGCTGTCTGAGGACGAACAGCTTCAGACGGTGGAGCGTACTGTCTGGCGGAACGGTGCGAACCAGACGGCAACATTCTGGGAACGCGGGGCGATCCTTCAACGGCCAGATTGTTACATGCTGGTTCGTATGGGCGTGGCCGAGCCCGCCGACGAAGAGTGTGAACAGTGGGCCGGAATGACTGGCCAGCAACGCCAGCAGGCCCAACACGCGGCCCGTAGGCTGTCCGCTGGCATTCACCCGGAAGACTTCGGATTGTTCGATGCCGGGATTATCCTCGGCTACAACCCGGACGGCACGTACAAACCCGGCCCGAACTTTGATCAACTGCCAACTGACGACGAAGACGAGGAGGACGAGTGAGCCGCAAAGCATTGTTGAAACGCCAGCCCCGGCCCGTGGAGATCAACGGGGAGACCGTCATGATCCGCCCCCTGACACTGCGGGAGGCTGGCAGGTTTGACGAGTTGGCCAAGTCTGGGGCGGGCAAGGATCTGCTGGCGTTCATGGTGGCGACGTGCGTCACCGATGCCGACGGACAACCACTGTTCGCGGCGGATGATCCTGAGATCGAGGACATCCCCACCGACGTGATCCAGCAACTGAGCGAGGCGGTTCAGAAGATTTCCAGCCCCGGCAAAGTGGACACTGCGGTAAAAAACTGACTGCCGATGATGATGTGCTGTGGGTGATGAAACTCGCGGCGCATGATCATCGGTTAGCAGACTGGGAAACACTGTTGGACACATTGACGCGGCGGCAACTGACGGTGTTGAAAGCGTTTGCCCAGATTGAGGGGTGGGGCAAGCCTGCGGACGACTACCGGGCAGCAGTCCAGACGGCAATTGTTTCCAGTGCGTGGGGTGGCAAGCCTGATCTGGGGAAGATTGCAGAGGCATTCCGCCCACAAGACAAACCCAAGCCGCGAGAGATGACACCGGACGAAGTCGCACGTGGAATGAGGAGGCTGAAGCATGGCGGTGATCGGTAATCTCGTCGCGAATCTCGTGGCTGACACCTCGAAGTTTACCGCCCCGATGCAGCAGGCAGAGGCACAGGTAAACAAGACTGCGGCGAGCGTGCGTGCTGCCAGCGGTTCGGTAACGGGTGGAATCGGTGCGGTTGTCGGCGGCGTGGGAGCGGCACTGAGCGGGATTGCGGTGGCGGGGCTGGCTGCTGCTGCCGGATTGGCTGGGGCAATGTCTGTCACAATCGCGGCCCGAAAGCAGGTCGCCAAACTCGAAGCCGTTGTAGCATCAACCGGCATGGCGGCGGGATTCACGGCGGCAGAGATTATCGACTTTGCGGACAGCCTCGAACTTGTCAACGACGTCAATGCCGACGTGACAACCTCGGCTGCGGCGGTTCTGGCGACGTTCACGCAGATCAAGGGCGACGTGTTCAAGGAGGCGTTGGTATCGGCCCAAGACTTGTCCGCAGTCATGGGACAGGACATGCAATCCAGCGTCGTGCAGATCGGCAAAGCCCTGAATGATCCGATCACTGGATTAACAGCCCTACGGCGTGTCGGTGTGTCATTCACCGAGCAGCAGCGCGAGCAGATCACACAGATGGTTAAATCTGGTGATGTGATGGGGGCACAGAAGGCGATTCTGGAGGAGCTGAAAACCGAGTTCGGCGGAGCGGCGAAGGCAATGTCGAATCCCTTTGTGATCCTCTACAACGTCGCGGGGAGAGCAATTGAGGGCATCGGCGCATTGGTTCTGCCGACGCTGCAAAGCATGGCAACGATGCTGACCACTGTCGTCGCTCCTGCGGCTACTGATCTGCTGCTGAAGTTCGAGGCGATTGGCGATGGGATTCGGGATTCACTTGTCCCCCCAATGGCGGCAGCGATTGCGATTGCAACGAACCTTGGAACGTTCATGCAATTGGCGGCGGCACAAACGGGATTGGCCATGGTGCAAGCCGGAAACGCCACGGCCTACTTTTTCACAGATCAAATCCCGGTGTACTTCAATTGGTTTCTGGACAATTGGAGCAACCTCTGGACAGACGCCCTATCGATCACGCAAACGGCCGTTACGAATCTGGCCGAAAACATCGGCAGCAACATGGCGGAAATCTGGAACTACATCGCGAGCGGCGGAACGTCTGCGATGGAGTTGACGTGGAAGCCATTGCTTGACGGGTTCAAGTCCACGGTTTCCGAACTTCCGCAGATAGCCGAGCGTGTCCCCGGTGCGATGGAGAAGGGTCTGGGGAAAATGGTGTCGGACTTGGAGGGCAAGCTACAGGCCGACATGGCAGACACGATGGATGCACTTCAGGGGAGCATCGACAAAAAGCCGCTGACACCTCGGGTGAAGGGCCCACCCGGAGCCGAGACAGACACAGCAGCGAAGGACAAGGGAGCGGCGGCCCTGCAAATGGGAAGCAAGGAGGCCATCAGCAGCATATTCGCTTCCATGCGTGGGGCGGACAAGCAGGACGAGATGCTTCGGATTCAGCAGCAGCAATTAGGCATCCAGCAACAGCAACTCGACGCGCTCGAGGGCATGGCGGCTGACGAAGGACTGGAGATCGACTGATGGCAATTACCAAGATGGCTGAGGTGTCTGGCCAGAGCCTCGATTACTCGCGGCCGTTCGACTCGACAAGCACGCGGAAGTGGCTGGCCGTTGCGAGCCACAACTTCCACACCTCCGCCGACGTGTATCAATACGGGTTGGACAACTCGATCCTCCCGCTTCCCTATGTCTCGTATCACCCGGTTCTTGTCGGCCATTCCTGCCGCAGTGTCAAAATCACACAGGACGACGGGGCCCCTCGGAAGTGGACGATTGAGGCAGAGTACAGCTCGAAGCCGATCAAGGAGAACGAGAGCGAGGAGAACCCGTTGAACCGTCCGGCCCGAATCCGATGGCGAACGGCAAACTATCGTCAAGCGATCTGGCGGGACATCAACGATAAGGCGATCTTAAACTCGGCCGGGGACTACTTCGACCCTCCCGTAGAAGTGGACCGAGCCTATTGGACGGTGAGCGTTGCAAAGAACGTCGCCGACGTGCCGACGTTTGTTCTGGACTATGAGAACGCGGTGAACAACGCGGCAATCACGATTGGCGGCGTGGTCATCGGCCAGTACGAAGCCAAGATTTCAGACATCGAGGTATCTGAGTTGAAGATCGAGGGGGACTACCAGTACTTCGAATTCAGCTACACGCTGGAGCGTCGGCGTGAGAAGTGGATTCCCCTCAAGGTTCTCGATCAGGGATACCGGCAGATCGATCCCGCAAACAGCGAGAAGCGCATTCACATCATGGACGACAGCAGCGTGAAGCGCCCCGTTGCGTCCCTGCGGCTGCTCGATGGGGCTGGCAAGGTGCTGAGCGATCCGACCCCAGAGCGAGCCAAATACCGAGACTTCACCGTCTACTACGCTCGAAACTTTTCCGTTCTCCCCGGAGTGACATAGCATGGCCCGTTTGATTGGAACTCTGCAACTCGACGCGGGTAGCGTTGAGGATCAGCACATCAGCAGCGGCACGAAGATCGACGCTGACAAAGCTCAGCATCTGTACCGAGCGTGGACCAACTTCGATTTGGCAATCGGCGGAACTCCCGTGGCCCGTGAAGAGATCGTCCACGTGTGCGAGGTGGCGGGCACCATCCGCCAGTTTGCGGCGTTGTGCAACGATACGGGCACCTCGGCCAGCGTT